TTATCGGAACATTACAGGCAGGATATACAGACTTCCATTATCTCAGACCAATTTGGCAGAGAACAACTGAAAAAGATGCTCTTGTTGGAATTTCAATGACGGGTATCGGTTCAGGAGCAGTCTTAGGTCTTAACATGAAATCCGCTTCAAAAGTTGTTAAAGAAGAAAATGAAAGAGTTGCTAACTTAATTGGTATCAATAAAGCGGCAAGAACCACAACTGTAAAACCAGCAGGTACTACCTCTTTAACATTGGGTACATCATCAGGAATCCACGCTTGGCATAACGATTACTACATCAGAAGAGTTAGAGTTGGTAAGAACGAATCAATCTACACCCATCTCAAGGAAAATCACCCTGAGTTAGTAGAAGATGAATACTTTAGACCTCACGACACTGCGGTAATTAGTATTCCACAAAAAGCACCTGAAGGGTCTATTCTAAGAAATGAATCACCAATTCAATTACTTGAAAGAGTAAAGAAGGTTCAACAAGAATGGATTAGACCTGGTCATAGAAGTGGTTCAAATGCTCACAACGTATCTGCAACAATTTCTATTCGTGAACACGAATGGCCAGCTGTAGGTGAGTGGATGTGGGAAAACAAAGAACACTACAATGGTCTATCTTGTCTACCCTACAACGGTGGAACATACGTACAAGCACCTTTCGAGGATTGTACAAAAGAAAAGTATGAGGAATTAGGGAAATACTACAATAAAAAAATAATCAAAGTATATTTATCACTATATGGCAGATGGTATTACATATGGTATAAATTTTCCTTTTAGAGATTCTAGAAAAGGGGATTACTTAGCACTGACTGAATTTGAGACACAGCAAATTAAAGCTGACTTGATTCATTTAATTTTGACGAGAAAAGGTTCAAGATATTATTTACCTGAATTTGGAACGAGAATCTATGAATTTATTTTTGAGCCCTATGATGGACTAACGTTTGATGCAATTCAATCAGATATAAGAGATGCTGTTGCACAATTTATGCCACAATTACTTTTGAATCAAATAACTATCGAACCCGCAAACATAGATGATGAAGTACCCCCTACAACAAGTAGAACTGTAGCAGACCCTAGAATGTACGACATATATAGAGTGCCAGGAAAAGGGACTTCAGAATATACTGCCAAGGTGAGAATAGATTATTCAACAGAACGAAATGCCTTTGGACAAAGTGATTTTGTTATTATCAATATTTAACATAGATGGCAAATAGAAAAATATCATACGCAACAAGAGATTATCAGGCAATAAGAACTGAGTTACTCAATTATGTAAGAACATATTATCCTGAACTCATTCAAGATTTCAACGACGCGTCTGTCTTTTCTGTTTTTTTGGATTTGAATGCCGCTGTTGCAGACAACCTGAATTACAATATTGATAGAAGTATTCAAGAAACAGTCCTTCAGTATGCACAACAAAGGTCATCAGTATATAACATTGCAAGAACTTATGGTTTGAAAGTACCAGGGCAAAGACCATCTGTTGCTTTAGTTGACTTTTCAATTACAGTTCCAGCTTTTGGTGATAAAGAAGATGAGCGATACCTTGGAGTCTTAACAAGAGGTTCCCAAGTTGTCGGGGCTGGTATAGTTTTCGAAAACATTCATGATATTGATTTCGCATCACCGTACAACTCACAGGGATTCCCTAACAGATTAAAAATTCCCAACTTCAATGCAAATAACGTTCTTATAAATTACACAATAACTAAAAGAGAATTAGTTGTTAATGGTATAACTAAGGTATTCAAAAGAGTTATAACACCAAATGATGTTAAACCATTCTTTGAATTATTTTTACCTGAGAAGAATGTTCTTGGTATTACAAGTGTTTTATTGAAAAATGGAACAGAATATACAAATGTTCCGTCAGTTGCAGAATTTTTAGGGGCTCAAAATAGATGGTATGAGGTTGATACATTAGCGGAAGATAGAATTTTTGTAGAAGACCCAACTAAAGTTTCCGACCAACCTGGTATTAAAGTAGGTAGATATATACAAACAGCAAATCGTTTTATAAGTGAATTTACCGCAGAAGGATTCAAAAAAATGACCTTTGGTGGAGGAACAAATACTGCACAGGATGCTCTTAACGAGTTTACAACACTTGGAGTTACTGCAGATATACAGAGATATTCTAATAATATATCATTAGGTTCAACATTAGTACCAAATTCAACATTATTTATTCAATATAGAGTCGGTGGTGGTTTGGCTACAAACTTGGGAACAAATGTAATTAATCAAATTGGTACCGTTTCATTTTACGTTAATGGACCTTCTGAATCAACAAACTCATCAGTTGTTAACTCATTGAGATGTACCAATGTAACAGCCGCAATTGGTGGAGCGGGTGTCCCTTCAGTTGAAGAGGTTAGAAACTACGTCGCCTACAACTTCGCAGCACAGAAAAGAGCAGTTACTATAAGGGATTATGAATCTTTAATTAGAACAATGCCATCTGAATATGGTGCACCAGCCAAGGTTTCAATTACAGAAAACGACAACAAAATATTAATTCAACTTTTATCTTACGATACCTCAGGTAAATTAACTAACATGGTATCTAATACTATTAGACAGAATGTTGCAACTTATTTATCAAACTACAGAATGATGAATGATTATATATCTATCCTTTCTGCGGAAGTAATAGATTTAAGTTTTGAAGTTAGTATTGTTCTAGATTCGGCACAAAACTCAGGACAAGTAATTTCTGCAGTTGTTGATAGACTTGCAACCTATATGGACCCACAAGGAAGAGAATTAGGTCAGAATGTTAATCTTTCTGAAATTAACAACCATCCCAAGTTTATCAAATTAGATATCCTGCAAAGGACATCAAGGTATCTGTTAAGAATTTTCAGTCTACTACTTTTTCTTAATTAGTTTATTTAAAGTCAGTTTGACTTATTTTTAAGATGTGTAATTATGTCCTTGGAAAATTACACTTAAACTATTTATTGCTTAAAGAATTTGATGGGTCAATCCTACAGAATTAGAACGGAGTTAGGAGTTAACAAAACACTAAACCTACAGTTGGACCAAGATTTTGAGTTTTTAGAAATCTTGTCTTTGACTATACAACAAACAGATATCTACACAAGAGCTTGTGCAGACTATGGTGTTATTGTTGGTAGGGTGACTGCAAACAACGGACTTGGGTTACCAAACGCTAGAGTATCTGTTTTCATACCAATTCAACAGGTTGATGAATCTAATCCTGTAATCTCAAGTATATACCCCTACAAATCACCAACGGACAAAAACGAAGATGGTTATAGATATAATCTTTTACCATACGAAGCCTCATACACAGGACACGCAGCCTCGGGAACATTACCCACACGAGTAGACGCCCTTACAGGCTCCACCGCAGTTGAAATCTACGACAAGACTTAATAAGAGTTGGTCGAGCAACAGAAGGACAAGTTGCTGGTAATAGATTTAGAACATCTACAGATTTAAACTCTTTACCTCAAATTATAAATCTTACTAAAAGTGTTGAAGTCTCTCCATTATGGGGAGACCCTGATGTCTGCCAAATAGCTATTAATCGAGTTGATTTTGATTTGAGAGACGATGCTAATATAGATATTCAACCAACAGCAGTCTTCATGGGCTCATTGACCTCCACACCCGACCAAATGAGGGTGAGAAGAAATGCTAAGCCGAAAGATAATATGGGAAATCTTTGCCAGTTAACAACAGGACCTGGTCAAATATTGGCACTCAGACAAACAATACAACAAGATGAGGATGGTAATCCAATTTTGGAACAATATGAATTAGAACAATCAGGAAATATAATTGATGGTAATGGGGTGTGGTGGATTATATTGTTACAAATGAGTTTGGAGAAAGAGTTATTTCAAACGACCCAACAATTGGTATTCCAACAAAGGGTAAGTATAGGTTCAAAGTAAAATGGCAACAACCACCGACACTTACAGAACAAACAAGGAGACCATACTACCTGATTCCGAACATTAAAGAGTATGGATGGAACAGCCTATCGCAAGACCCTAATATCTCAACAAATACAGCACAATCACAAAAAGATAAACTCAATAGTACGTATTATTTCGGTTTGGATTGGTCAGGTTATACTCAAGGATTTACAGGTCAAGAGCAAATAGACAGACTTACTGAGGTTATAAACTGCGAAGATACATTCTATGAATTTATTTTTAATAAAGTTTATACAGTATCAAGTTTCATCGATGAGTTTAAGAACGGCGCCAAAGGAAGATTTATTGGTATTAAAGAAATTGATAGTCAATTCCATTTTATTGCGTTTTTGTGGAACAATTTTTCGGTTCCATTTTTGGCTTTCATCATTGCATTTTTCTTTAGGCAGTCGATTTACGAATTCGTTTCAGCAGCATCCGCTTTCCCTGCTGTAGGATTAATACTACCAAGTATATTCAAGGGGATTGTATATTTGATTATTGCTATTGTTTGTATAACACAATTCAGAAAAATTGTAAGATATAGATTTGGTAAATTCAAAATACCAATGATACAGTACCCTGATTGCCAAGCATGTGAGTGTGATGAGGAAAAAACTAGGGAAGGTGGGGATGTTAATGCGACTAGCCTACTTTCACAGCTTACAAACCCAGGTTTATATTACGATAGACTATTACCCATAGTTAGTAGAAATAATTATACAAACGTTACAGAGGACGAAGATACTGGATTTCCAACTGAAACTGATAGCGCGGTCTTGACTGTAATATTCACCCAAACTCTAGCTGGTAGGGCGGACGAAATAAATGATATAAAGATTTATAAAGCTCCTGAATCCCAAGTTTTAAGGCTTCCTGATAGCGGTACAACACCAAGACAAGTGTTTGCTTTTAGTCAACAATTAACATACGGAGATAGAGTCAATTTATTCAACGGAAGAAAAAAATATTTTGACGGTGTTAATAGAATCTCTGTTTCATTTAACCATTTAGATAATATTGGAAAAAGCCATTACGACAATACCATAACCGTTCTAACTAATACAAAATTAGCGTCAGGTTCTCTGTTTACTACAATTGACCCGTTTACTTCAGGTGATGTTAACTTTACCTATACGGCATCTACAGGCACAGAATTTATAACAGGGATTAGTGGTTTTTCTAAAGGAATTGGTGCACGTTCAGTAACAGTAAATTATTGTAGTATAAGTAATCAGACACAATCTCAGTCATTACAATATTTCTTGAATACTGGCACAACAGAGGACAACTATAAGTTTCCAATGGACGTTGAGTATTTTCAAGTTGTAACGGCACTTACAATTTCAGAAGCAGCACAACTTTGGAACACAAGTAACTCATCAACCTTTGCTGGTATCATGAGTTCCTGTACACAAAGTTATTATAATGTAAGGAAAAACTTTCCAGGTAGTTGGGGACAAGAAGACCCCGCACCAAATTTCTGTTTAAGTCAAACGTTTGAAGATTTTCAAAATCAATATATTACTATTTTCCAAAGAGGTGTCGACCCATATTCTCCGAAATACAATAACAAATATGGTATTGGAAAAATATTAGGATTGGCTAACGAAAACGATTTGGTAATCACAGCGTCCACAAGACTAAACGTACCAATTCAACCAATCTCTTCAGGTCTATCGGTTCAAAATCATAGATTGGTGAGTGATATATTTTACCCATCTTATTTTTGGGAAGCAGGTAACGGGTTTTCCTCGTTTACAACTTCTAAGGTTGGTTACTATAGTGCGTTCGATGCCAACTATACTTCAGCACCAATCAACAGACCTAATTTTGATGGACTTAGAGGGTCAACATCCGTGAGTTATAACGACAGTTATCGTAGCTTTATTTCTCCCGCATATTATGATGCATCTGAGGACCTCTCAGGTGTTGGATATCTATATACAGATAC